GAAAGCTACATTTGAAGCAGCTCCAGCTGGACCAGTATCTCCTGTGTCTCCTTTAGGACCTTGGGGTCCTTGAGGACCTGCGCTTACAGTAACCCATTTAAGACCACCAGTAACTGATGAATCTGCTGCTAAAACTTGATCGTCAGTAGGAGAATTACTAACTTTTAAATTAGCTTCATCTACTACGTTGTCTGCAATAGTTAAAGAATCACTACCTGTAACTTCTCCTGTGTGATTTGCGTTAGTTGTAAGACCACTAACTGTTGTATTAAGAGCAGAAATGTCTACTCCATCAACATTTCCTGTAACGGTTATATCTCCGGCAACATCTACACCACCCATAGCATCTAAGTTTCCACTAACTTGAAGTGGACCACCAATATTAGTAACACCAAGTTGATTTATTGAAAATCTATTTACAGAATCACTATCATTGTAAATTATAAAATCTCCATTATTATTAGTTACGATATAATCAGGATTATTATTGTTGTCATTTAAATAGATTTTTGGATCTGCATTATTTATACTTATATCACCACTAAATGTCTGAGTACTAGTTTGCCCAAGCATAGCAGCACCAGCATTTGCAACTTGTGTGGAGGTAATGTTAGCAGTACTAACTAAAGGAGTTCCAGACCCCCATGCTCCATCTGTTTTTGGACCATAAATATCTTGATTAGTAGTATCAATATAAATATCACCTTCTTTACCTAACCCTTGATTTGGAACACCTGCTCCGTTTAAAGAAGTTGGTTTGTTTTTAGGATTATCAGCATCTTGTACTTCTTGGTCAAAATAATTACTCTGCTCTTGGTTAGCGTTAAGATCATTTGCTCTTATAGAAGAACCAGAAGCAAAATAAGCTTTAGCTGAATTTACATCTGTGTCTCTATAAAATAAAATCTTTACTCCATTTTTTGGAGCACCAGTTTCTGCGTGTTGTGTATTAGTTTGAAAAGTTGTTGGCGTACCAGATATAACATTAAATGTAATGCTTGAATCTGTAGGGTTGTAAGTGTATTTAGTTGTATCTAAAGTTTTACCGTTAAGTGAAACTTTAATATCTTCAGTTTTTAAAACGGGAAAGTCGATAGATGTAGTTGCTCCGCCGGTACCGCCTCTGTCGCCATTCCCTAAATATTCGGTTGTAGTTTGTGACATTTTTCACCATGTGTTATGTAACGGGTAGAGCTGTTATATAGCTAATACTTCTTTCCCAAGATGTCCCGGGATTGGCTCCATCATTGACAGTTCGGTTAACGTAAAAATCTCTTGGTGCAGTTGTTGTACCGTTATTCCATATCTGCATTAAATAAGTAACAGTACCATTATTTACATTTGGAGTATGTACAACGGTAGGAACAGTAAATGATTCTTCAGTTGATACAGCATCCTGATTTTCGTACATTCCATTAAGTTGGACAGTAACTGGAGTCCTTGCATAACCAGTATTATTCTCATCATCTGCTCCTACAATACCGGTCAATTCAGTTACAGTTCCATCAGTTGCAGTATGTGTTGCTGTAATTCGACATGCAAATGGATATGAATATCCATGAGAATTTTCACCAACAAGTTGTGCACTAACAGCGAATTTAGTAGTAGAAGCACTGACAGGTACTGTTACACTTAAAGGAGTGTCGTACCAAGTCAGAGTATTAGTCAAAGTTATTACACTTGTTGCAGTTACGTTTGTGTGATAAGCCTTTGGAAATGGTTCAATCCATGCTGGTTGTCCAGATGAGTTTATAGATAAAACTTGACCAGCTGTACCTACTGGTAATCTTTGATAATCAGTTCCGTTGTAATACAAAATATCACCGGCAGCATCACTACCCATTGCAATTTTATTACCGCTAACTGCATTATTCTGGATTTCTCCATTGGATATAATTCCATTTGATATTTGTGTTATTCTTCCTTGAGCGTTTATTACAACATCAGCTGCTGTATAGTGACCGGCAGTTACACCTGTTTGACTTAATTTGCTGTCAGTAACAGCATCATTAGCTATCTTTCCTTCAGTTATATTTAAATCAGCTATCTTTCCTGTAGTTACATTAAGGTTAGCTATCTTATCTGTAGTTACTGCTCCATCAGTAATGTCAACAGTATTTACAGCAGGGTTGGATAACTTATTAGAGTCAATTGATCCGTCTTGAATATTAGAACCATCTATTAATAATTGACTTATGTTGCTTCCACCAGCTGCAAGACTATTAACAACATCTCGTACTTCCTCTGCAACATATAAACTCTGTTTATTAACATCATTTAAATCAGTTGCTCTAATAGAAGATCCAGCTTGAAACTCATGTACTGGTGTAGTGGGATCTGTTTCCCTATATATTTGTAATTTATAAGTTCCAGTTGCAGAAAATAAACTTGCTTCTAATTGAACTTTATTATCCTGAGTGATATTCCACTCAGTAAGATATGTTTTTGGTGCAAGGTTTGCTGTAGTAGTGCCAAGTTTAACTTTGACATCAGTCTTCCTTGCGTAGTTGAAACTGATTGTATTTGAAACAGGTATTGCTGCTAAATCAGTAACTACTAAATCTTGTATTTGTGATGTCATAGTTTACTTTGGAATGTTTATAATTGTGTTTACACTTCGTCTATTTGCTTTGATTGCGTCTATATCTTTTTGTCTTTCTTCTTCTATAAGTTTTACAATACGTGGATCATTCTTTATTTTATTCCAAGCAATCTCTTTAGCATTTTCAAAAATTTTACTAATCCTTATGTTATGTGCATATTTCTTGGGATCTATATGTTTTAAACCATTATCACGGTCATACTCCATTTCTTTTAATGATTCTAAAATTCCCATATTTCCAGCAAGTTTATCTAGCTTAAGAATTATGTTTTGTTTACCAATAGCACTTTGAAAAAGTGATCTTATTTTAGGACTGTTACTTAAATCAGTACCATCAGGAGCAAAATACGTAGATGTTCTTAAATCATACCCACTATCAAATAACAGTTTTCTACCCGGTGAATAATCCATGTTTAATTGAACTGGAGAAAACGCATTAAACATTCTTGTTACAAAGTCATGATCTTTAATAGGTTGACCAGTTAACATGTCATATTTAATTGGTATCTCTTCTGATGCAAATATCTCTGCATATAAATTTCTATTACGTATAGAACTTTCTATATCAGAACCTAACTCTCTTGTATATGGAGTAATTATCTTTCCTAGTTCGTTTCTAAAACTACTTAAAGGTAAAGTGTTGTTTGCTAATTGAGCAAGCATTCTATTAACACTTCCGGGTCTACCTGAAAACATTTCAATAAATTGTTGTAACCCAGCCATATAAGATTTACTGGTAATACCTTGTGCAACTACTAAAGATAATTTTTGAAAGTTATCTGTAGCCCATTCTTCACCCATCAATTCTTGATGATCTCCAATATCTCCAATGATTGAAAGTATTTGGTTAAATGGTTCAAATGCGTCGTAGCTAACCCAAACATCTCCAAACTTTATAGTTCTAGGTCTCCATCCAGCATCTATCCATGTCTGTCTTTTTTGTCTATCAGCAGGACCATTACCATGTAACTCACCACTTAAGAACTTTTGACCAGCTAAAAAGATAATTCCAGCACCCATAGCTAATCTTCCATTTTGAATAGCTCTAGCATTGGCTAAATCTTCAGCAGTCTCGATACCGTATTTTCTAACCTTAGAGAAATCTCCGGGTTTCGCAAAAGCAATATCATTCCATTCGTCAACTAAGAAGTTAAATCCGGGAGTATGCTTTGCTGTTAGGTTGAGACCGTTGACACCAGTTCTTGCAAATAGAAAGAAAGGCTTAGCCCAAGGTTGACTCTTAAATACTGTGTCTAATCCTTTTGCAAATCCTGTTAAATCTTGAGTTAAAGTAGCTTCTCTTTTTGCTCCTTTAATGTACTCATCTTTTAAACCACCTTCTGCATCAAATATACTGTCAACAAAATCACTCTCTGCTTTTGCAACCATATCAGGAGTTACATTTCCGTACTCTCCTCCAGCTTCACTAAGAACTTTTCTATATGCTTTAGCTCTTAATCTTCCTCGTCCCAAGATGTATCCAAAGGCATCGTCGGTAGCTGCCATGATCTTAGTGGAGTAAGTAAGAAACTTATTATCATTAGCAGCTCTAGCTATATTAGCTAAATAAAAAATACCTTTATCTGCTTGACTACCTTCTTTTTCTATAAGGTATTTCATAGCTTCCCAGTTACTATCACCAGTAGTTACTTCAGCAAAACGAGTTTTAATATCTGCAATATCACCTGACCAATAACTATTTAATTTACTTTTAAATAATTTGAAAGATTCAGGTATAGATTGAATCATTCCGTTTACATCAGCTAATGCTTCTCTATAAATTTTTCCATTACCAGTTAATGCAGCTCCAGCCATTTGTGCCATTGGTCTTAAAAAGACTGCACTGGATGTACCCATAATTGCTCGTACTGGAGTTTTAGGTCCAGAAAGAACACTATTAGTCATTACCATTCCTAACTGTCTAACTAACTCACCTGTTTTCTTAGATCCATTTAATTCACCACCACGCATTTTTGTACGTAGGAATGTCATTAATGATTCCACATCAGATGGATGGTTAGCTTGAGAAATCATTTCTCTAATACCATTAAGAAGACTATCGTCACCTGTTTTACCAGCTAACTGAACAGCTAGTTGTAGAGATTTAACATGCTCTTTAACTTGCTTATCAACATCAGCAAACATTTGTTTTCTATATGATGGACTAGATAAATCAAATTCTTTAAGAGTCTGACCAGCAGCATATCTTGCCATTTTTGTTGCACGTACAACACCAATAAGCTGCTCTACCATTGTCTGTATAGGACCATCAACATCTTTTAAATTAAAGATGTCTTCGATCTCTCTACTCATAATTCCTGTATCTCTTAACTTTCTAAGTAAGTCTCCAGCAACAAGGTCTAAAGCATTGGCAGTAGCTGGTGTAACGTTTGAATAGATAACTTGTTTACCTACTCTCTTTTCAATAACACCTCTTGCTTTAGCTGGTGCTAGAAACTCTTCTACTGTCATGTTGGAAGTATTACGACCTTCAACCATCTCCTTATATAAGGCAATGTTTTCAGCGTAATATTGATCTGGAGTTAATCCTCTAGATCTAGCTTTTGAAATATCTTGTTTAATTAGCTCGTTAGATTTAAAAGCTTTTTCAATTTTTGATATTTCATCCCAAGCAAATTTAGAAGACATAGCCATGTTTTTTCTACCATTAACACTAACTACAGTTCCAATAGAACCCTCTTCAGCTCCACCAAGATTCTTCATCATCTTACGAGATTCATTTACATTGAATAAATCTTCAGTAGCGTTAGCGTTGCCTTGGTGACTATCAGCCAAACTAGGATTTTTATAAGCACCGAATTTCTTCTTGCCTGCTTCAATCCTTGCGACTATTTCATCACGTTCTTTTAGTACAGCTTCGTCAGCGTTTTTAGGTTTCCACTTATTACTTTTTAATCTTGTTGCTTTAACTGCTTTATTAGCTTCTTTAATAGTTTCAGTTAATTGAGAAATTTCTTTTTTAGCTTTTACATCATCAGGATCTAAGTTAGCTACTAATGCTTTTTTCTGATTTTTTAAAGCAGTTCTTTGAGCTTGAATAGTTTTTAACTCTTCATCAAATGGATTACCACCTAGCTCTTTATTAATTTGTTTTAATCTAGCTTGGTCAGCCTTACTACCATTAGCTTGTATATTGCCTGTTTTCTTTCTTTGTATTTCTCTACTTGCTTGCATTTCATCTACAACAGTAGCTTCAGGTAATGATCCACTACCTTTAAACTTTTCTGTTACAGCTCCTTTTGTTTTTTTAAACCCAACACCTAAACCATGCAGAATTGAATCAGATAGAATACCTAATCCCATACCTTCCACGACATTTTTAAATGTCTTCATCATTGGATGGTCATGTTCTTTGGTAGCAAGTGGAATATTTAGTCCAGTAAAATGGCTTTCTAAAGCTCCAAGAGCGTTAGTATCTTGTGAATATTTAGAAAGCAAATCAACTTTTGCACCAGTTATAGCACCTCTAGTTAATGTTCCTTTAATACCTTTTGATGCTATTGCTTTAGCTAAAGGTGTCTTAATAATTGCAGGGACTACTGAATTAGCTTTTGCGCCTAATTTACCTAGTACTCCAATCTTTCCTACAGGTACAGCAGCTAAAGTTCCATAGTGAGTTAGTCCTCTTAATGCATTACCCCACCATGTTTTAGTTTCGATAGGATTCTCATCGTCTACAAACCAATCGTCCCATTCTGCTTTATAACCACCTTCCTTATTTTCTCTACCCATTTCACCTGTAGCAAAATCAATGATTCTTTCAGGTAAAGTAATAATAGAAGAAGCAGTGTCTTGAAGACCACCACCAAGAGCTGAAAATATTTCTTTTGTATATTCACCAACACCCCAGTTTTCTTTGTTTCTGGTATCTTCTATTTCTTTCTTTTTTTGAAGAGCAAGCTGTTCGTCTTGTTCTTGTTGTTGAAGTCTAATAGCTTCTTGTTGTTCCCTAAACTCTAATCGTTTTTGTTGTTCGTCTGCTAAGTTTGCAGCTTCTTCATTAGAGAGAGGTGCATCGGAAGTTGGAACATCCAATGTAAATTCTAATTCATCCATTTGTTACCGTAGTAATAATTGAAGATAGAGATTCAAATAAGACCGCAGTTACTTATTAATCAATGTCTTCGTCTTCTTCATAAGGGTGTACTTCGTTTTCGTCTTCTTCGTTATTAATAGTATTAACGTCGTGATTAAATCTTGTGTATCCGTTTTTAGTAGGGTGTTCTAAAAACATATAAAGCATTGATGGAGGAATATTAAATTGCTTTATTTCCTCATCTCCATCAAATTCAATGGCATTTCCTGACAGAATATTTGCCTGTTTCCAAGCTAACTCTCTAGGAAGTATTCTATTTTGTTGTGCTAATGCGCGATAGTAGTAAGGTACTGGACCTTTACCACCTTTCTTAGCCCAATTTAAAAGATCTTCTTTTTGTGCTTGAGGTGCTTCTAATAGTGTTGTTATGTATCCTTTAGTTTCTGGTTGAACCTGTCTTTGTGCTCTGACTAATTTTCTTTCGTACTCACTGTTTCGTGAATATTCTTCAAATTTAGAATTGTTGTCAATCCATTCTTGTCTTTGTAAAGAGGCACCAATAATTTTCTGAGCTGCCTCAGTTGCCATTGCAGGGTTTTTTGTGTGCTTTAATGTCTCGTTATATGTTTGTACATAAAGCTCTTCAGTTTTATTAAGTAGTGCGTAATAATGTACATCTTTAGATTCTAAGGTTCCAGTTTGTTTAGATGCAACACCAACTAAATCTGTTATGTATTTTTGATCTTTAGTATTTAGTTGTGCCATTGAACTTATCTGAGTATTACCATCAGGAACTAAATTACTTTGAAATTCTCTACGTATTGTTGGGCTTGCTTCTTTTAAATCAAGCTGTGTAATACCACCAGAACTTTCTACTTTTTGAAGTAAGGTTGTCCTCATAGTATTGTCATCTCGATAACCATAAATAAAAAATTGTTCATCCTGATTTAAAGGAACATCTGGAAATCTTTCATTACGTAGTTTTATATAATTTTTTTTTTGTTCAATAGTTAATTCTTTACCACTTTCTTCAATTTGTTTACGAAGAGCTTCTGCTTCTGCTTCTACTGTAAACTTATCATCATCAAGTTTAGTTCTTCTATACTCATTATTAGCCTTTGTAAGCTCGTCTAAAAAACCATCAAACTCCTTAAATTTTTCTAAAGTAACTTCCTTCTTATCACCAGTATGATAAAACTTTTGAGTCACTAAACCTCTAGCTTCAAAAAAACTAAGCTGTCCACTCTTTACAAGATCTACGACTCTTCTTCTAAAAGCAAGTCTTGATCCATTTATACCTCCATAAATCCCACTATTTCTCTCAATCCATTGGTTAACTAATTCTAAAGATCTTGCTGAGTCAGTGGTGATAATATTTTCAATACCTCTTAGTTCTTCATCTTTTGCAAATTGTTTTGCAGTTTTATTTCTTTCTTGTCTTGCTTCAGCTATTTCAGCTTCATCAACTTTAAGGATCTCAGGAGCAACAGTAGCAGATAATAACTTTTCATTAACTCCTATAAATTGCTCAGAAAATTCATGTCTTATCTTTGCATCTAAGCCTCTACGTTGTGCTTCGTTAGCATTGTTGTAACGTATTTCAGTACCATCTTTAAGAGTTAAAAATGTAGTAGCTCTTTTTTCATTTTTAAAATCAGTGTAATTTCCTGCTGCTCTTTGCAAACTAGCTTTTACATAAGCATACTGTTTCCAGCCAGATAAATTTCTAAATTCTTCTGCAAGTTCAAAACTACCAGTCTCTTCTTCTATGCGATCAGCTATTTTACTGATCTGAAGATGTGAGTCATGTAGTCCATTTTCTTGATCTATTAACGCTTGTATATCTTCAGCAGTAGCTGGCATTTTAAGTGCATATGCAGCACCGGCTTGTAGTTTTTCTTTCTTATCTTTTTCAGCTTTTTGCTGTATCCAGCTCGCAACGCTAGAAGATAAATTACTTAACGATTCCCAATTTTTTCTAGTATTTTCTACAAGAGCATCATCTCTTGCATTCATTTCTTCTAAGAATTTTTCCTCAGAAGCTAGTATTCTTGCATTACTTTTTTCTTGCTCTGGTACTACGTCAGTTTGTGTAATACGATCATATTGACCGGGGGTGAATGTGTATCCGTTTTGTGCCATTATGCCGATGTTGTTTGTTGTGTAGAAGTTATACTAGGTCCACCGTCATATTCACCCCAAGCACCAAATGCTGCGCCTGCAAGTCCTGTAGCTAGTTGTAAACCTACATTCTGCATAACTGGAGGAGGAGGTGGTAAGTCAGGTACCAGTTGAATAGCAACTTTGCTATACATATTATTTTTATCTGAAATTAGTCGTCTTCTTATTCGTTCATTACCTAAATTAAAAGCATAATTTGATTCAGTTAAAGCTCTACTACGTTGACTATTAGCCATACCCATTTTAGCTAAATTCATATTTAGCATTCTTGTTATACTTGCTCCGCGTACGCCTCGTTCCGCAGCTTGTGCTTCAATAATTCCTTCAGCTTCAAGTAGGTTCTTAAAGTCTACTTGATGGTCAAGCATTGCTTTTTCTCTTACATTATTTAGGTTAATTTGTGATTCGGTATAAGCTCTTTGTGCAGCTAGATTTGCTTCGCTTATATTCTTTTCAAATTGGACAACTTTTGTTTTAAACAAAGATGTGTCCATCATCCATTTTCTTTCTCTTATTTTTAATTTATGTTCGTAGTTTCTTCTGGCTGCTTTGTTCTGAGCACTAGCTTTAGCTGCTGAACCAATAGCATTCATAGCACCAGACGCGAAACTACCTACTACTGGATCGCACACGGCAAAATTCTATAAAGGATAAATTGTTTGGTCCGTAGGGAAATCTCCTAAGAAATTTAAAACCTAAAAACCTAAGTAACTTAAGATGGATTTTGTTTCTTTCGTCAACAAAATTCCACAGTAACTTTTCTTGTCTTAAGTTCACATACCTTTTTGCTTCTCTAGCAAATGTATGAGGAAACTTTAAAATAGCTGGGGTACATAGCATCCAGATTTGTCCATTTCTATGGACTCCTGCCATGCCACATATCTCATCATCTGGGTTAGTAAAATAGACTGAATCAGAGTTATGTACTCCGACAACCAGAGCATTTAAAGGGTCATGTCCATGACCTTCTTTTACTTCCCGATAATCGTCGGGTAACAAGTTAGAAGCTACACGTAGTGCAGCCTCTGTTGTTGCAGGGTGGATATGTTTACTCATTTAATGTGTGTTCTAATTTGTCTAAGGTTTCTTGCATCCAAGATTCCCACGGATTACCTAGGGGTATTTTCATACCTTTATACATACTGTTTTTTTTAAGCCATTGTATGTAGTAACGTAATTCGTTTTCTGTAAGGGTGATATTAAACACGTTCGTAATTATTGTTTGTGTAAACTCCTTCCCACGTCATGTTATGAATTGTGGCGGGAGCTGGGTGTGTAGATTTAAGGGATAGAGATACGTTTGTATTCCTGTCATAAATAGGAACTGTTCTCAAAATATTGTCATCAGTTACGCCTGCTGTATTAGCTTGATAAGTATCAGCAGCAGCTACTTCAAAGGTTTCAGAATAATCTACTCTTCCTGTTCTACTAAGAGTTGTTGTATATATACCAACTGGACCAAATCCAAACTTCACTCTATGTAAAATAGTATTTGCTCTAGTATCAGCTCTCCAGTTTTGACCAGCTTGAGTTACATAATAAATTGTTGGTATCTTAATTTCCATATCAAATAAGTAACCAACTAAAAATGTTTGATTACTCCAATCACCGGGAATTTCTAATTTATTAGTAGTGCTATTGTAAGTTACATTATTTGCATACCTACCTAATTGATCTCCAGCATCTACATCATATGCAGCTAATTGATAAGTATTAGCTTCTAGTCCTACAGGTTTTGTAAATGTAGTTTTATTTGAAGCCTCTTGATAATCACCAGCTACAGTAGTAACTGGCATTAAATGATCTAAATGAACTCTATTTTCTGCTAATGCAAAAGTATTAGAATCCATCTTGATAGCATATTTAAGTAGTTGATGTTTTTCGTTAGAACTTTCTCCATTACTTACAACTACATACAAGTTGTCATCTTGCATGCAATGGTATTGGATCTTTCCTGTTAAGGTCCACTTAAACCATGAAGCTAATTTTCTTTCTGTAATCTGGTCAAAATATCTGTAACCATAAAGAGTAGAGGTATCTTCTTCACTGAAAAATATTACATCATTTTCTCTTGAGTTAGATATAAGCTTTAAATCTTTTTCAAATAGTCTAGAAACAACTGCACTTTGTTCTATAATCGCTGGCTCGCCTTCTCGTTGTACTTCTGCCATCTCAAAGAATCTTGAGTATTTACCAGCATTATCTAGAAAGCCGATAGTTGTACCAAGAGATATAGGGTTAGTTGAATAGTTAAAATTGTAAGTAGAGAGAGCATTTATTTTTGCTGTTTGTGGACTGAATACATCACTATCTGTAGTGAGCATGAATTGTTGGTTTTTACTAAATAAAACTAAACCAGTATTAACTTGTATTCCGTCATAAATAATAGCTGGATATTCTGAACTAGCTGAAATATCTATAGGATCACTTGCTATTAATTCGATAGCTGATTTAGCAAAAAAGTTTGTAAAGTCTCCGGGACGAGACATTATTATATTTTCATCAGAAAGTACTGTAAATCTGTTTCTAAAGAACAGCATTTTGTTTATATTCTTACCAATGAAAGAAGGTTCAGGATTAGTTACATGGTCACCAACTAAAGCATCATCCCATTGTGGAACTATAAATCCCGGTCCTACTGTACAAGATGCTGATGTTTGATTACCTTCATTAGCGGCAGATATATAACTAAAACTATTTTCATCTATTTTCGTAATATTAAACTGCCCGTTAGTTAACCCAGCACTTACAATATTTACAAGCTCTTCATCAATAAAACCATGATTTGGTTTGTTAACAGTAACTATATTATTAGAAAGTGTAGATGTAAATGTAGCTGACTCCTGTAAAGATGATATACCGTAAGTTGATCCATCTAATTCAGTAAGTCTAAAATTACCATCTTGAGTTCTAATAAGAACTACTGGCATAGTAGATCTTTTTAGTCTTATCTTTCTTCCCGGTTGAGCACATTCTTCCCATGTACCTTCACCATCCATATAAGTACCATCAGATTTTTTTTTGCCAAAAAATTTTACAAAGTGGTTATCTTCCTCAGCCTCACTATTAACAACTTCTACAACCATCCCGTGTTTGCACTGTGTAGGGAGATCTCCTACATCATCTACCTTTCCGGATACAACATTTATCAGTTCTCCTACAGGCGTAGAGGAATTGAATATAGTATTTCTTTTGATATGTAATCCATTACCAATAGTTGTAATATCATTGTCAGTAAAATTACCAGTTGCTATTAACTCAGTTCTAATATCTCCAAGAATGCTTTCAGCAGTAATAGTAGTTTTAGTATCGAAAGGTGTAGGTTGTGGTCTTATTAAACCTAAGTTTGCTTGAACTTTAGCTTCACTAATTTCTTCAATTTCAATCCTGTAATAACCATCCTTCATCCAAACATGGAAACGATCACCTTTTTGCCAACCTTCACCACCATGAAGTAAGTCGTATGTAGTTGTATATCTAGCTTGGTATGTAACTGACGAACCAGAACCATAAGGTACAGACTGTCCTGTTGTAGCTATACGAAAATATAAATTCTTTCTTCCAACCTGATGTCTTTCATAACAATTTACATTGCCACTCCAAGTACTACCTGTATTGTTGTAATTTTGAGCTACAAATGTAAATGAGGTTGAACTTTCAACTGTACCAATAACTGATGCAACAGTTCCATATTGGTCAACATCACCGGGAGCAACTAAATCAAAATACATTGCAGTTCCTACTGACAACCCATGTGGTGTAGCTGTAGTTACAGTGACAACATTATTACCAGTACCAGTAGCAGATGGTTGTACCCAACTCGCTCCAAAAGGTTTTTTCTGAACGTCAATTATGTAGCTATAGTTTGTATCTGTGTGAGCAGTTGTCACTGGATTAGTGGAAGCATCAGATACGTAAAGTCCACCAACAGCTCCTGTGTCAGTAAGTTGAGTATTAGTACCATCTTCTTGTAAACCACTAACGTTAAATATACGAGTATCAACATTAGGTGCAAAAGCATCCCTACCATCTCCTGCAACTGCATCACATCTTGCAAACCCTAGACCACCTCTAGCATCATGTACTCTCATGTAGCCATTAGAATCACAGTAGTTATTACTAGAGTTAAGTAGAGTAACTTTAATACGTGTTGCTGTAGTAACTGTACTAAGGTCAGTATTGTCAAAAAGATTTACTGAATACTGTTTTGAATAAGATATAGTTTTTAACTCAAGAAAAACTTCTTTACCAAAATCTCCTAGAGGTTCAACTACATTTTCATCCATCTCAGTTGTAACTGATCTGTTGTTTATATAAGTAAAATCGTTAAGAGTTAGTGTTTGTATATCTTCGTCATTAGTGTGTATAAGATAATTGTCGTTACCTATTCCATTAACAACAGTTTTTTCATTACCTGTAAGACAGTTCCACATTCTGATTTTTCCATCATCAGCATGAGAAGTTCCATCAATATTTTTTCGCCTAATTACTTGACCTATATATTGTTCAGTTTCATCTCTGTAGTAGTGAAACCATTTACCAGTTATCCAAGAGTTGTTAGTACCATCACTTAAAGATGCCACAAACTTTCCAGCCGGTCTCTTTAATAGTCCTTGGCTAACATCAGGTAAGGCGTTTTTCATGTCTTTCACCTGACCGGGAATTTTATATTCATCAGGTTGTTGTGATATTCCTTGAGCTAAATTGGGAATAGTTTGTGTAATGTTTGGCATTATCTAATAAGTGCTTTATAAGGTTGATAAGATCTATAATTACTTTCCTGTGGAAATCCAAAGAAGGTATGATCTCCCATTTCACAGTCGTATTCCAATGCAGCTGCCTTATTCTCTGCTTCTTCTATTTGTAAAAGCTTAACTAAATCTGGATTAGAAACTAATTGTGTTGCTGCTTTAATACTTGCAACGGTTATTATGTATCGTTGTATTGCTGGTGGTACATCGGGAAAAGCAAATAAATAAGTTACGTCAAAATAAAGATCTGAATTAAATACATTTGTATGACGTACGTTGTCATATAATTTTCCATCTTTTCTAACAACATCTCTACTTTTATCGTACTGTCCTTCATGGATGTCAAACCTTAAATAGTTATTTGGTATAACAAAATGTCCATTGGAGTCAGGAGAAACTTTTAAGTTGTCTTCTTTATTAAAATGCCATCCCTGATTCTGTACGTTCTTATTTGCTTCCATAAGAATGTTATGTATCAATGCAATCTGAGGGTTAGCATAAGTATTTACTATTTCTTGTCCAGAGTTTGTCGAGTCAGTCGTTACTGTTCCTAGAGTGGTAACTGGAGATTGACCAATGCTACCCAAGATAGAGTTAACTGCGGATAGTTCGGTATCGGTTGCTATTTGAGTAGTCATAAATAAAAAAAAGGGAGCCGAAGCTCCCGTATATAAAAATAAAAATTAAGCGTTAGCTGGGTAAGTAGTACCAAATCCTGAAGGAGCTGTTCCTCCTACATAAAGTTCTACTGCTGCTGCTGGGTTTAGGAAATCTGCGCCCATAGCTAGTCTTCCAAGGATTACGTCACCTTGGTAAACAACTGAAACGTCGCCTGATGTAACCTGAACTTGTGGTCCAATAGCTTCTACAACCCCTGCGGCTTCCTTCTGGAAGATTAGTCCACATGATTTGTCGAAAGCTGTTGCTGAACCATAGTTGTTGTTAAGTCCTGCTACTGAAGCCTGTCCATCTAGGATGTCATCACCTACGTTATTTGGCATTCTTTGTGGAGATGTTTCTCCAGTTGTGCCACCATACTTAACACCATGTTGTCCAAGGAATGGGATGTTCATTGACTTGTAGATTTTGATACCTGCAATCTCAACGATTCCGTTTCCGCCTTGTAATGCTGTACCTTGAACGTCTCTGTTGATAAGACCGTTAGTACCAATGTCTTGGATCAAAGCGTAGTACTGACGAGGGTTAAGTACTGCACATCTTCCTGCTGAAGATACACCTTTTTCGTCTAGTGCTGCTGCTGCATCATAGAAAGCATTAACTAAGTTGCTTGCGCTGTAAGCATCAGATTCGTTAGTACCACTACCGACTCTTATTTGAGTACCACCGGGTTCTACTAAACCTGTTGCTGTAATTGGAGAAGCTTGTCTTGCTCCTTTTGCAATTGCTCTAAAAATTAGTCTGTCATATTTTTCAGCAAGAGCGTGTCCAATTTTTCTAGAAATTTCTCCACGTAATTCATAGTGAGCAAGAGTCTCGTCTAGCTCATATACAAATGCGGATGAAATTAATAGGTCGTCGCATGTAATTGTTTTTTCTGCGACTGGAGGTGCGCCTTTGTCGTTACCTAAAATACTGTTTCCGGGAGTATGGAACTCAGCAGTTGTTCTACCGGTGTAGATAAACTGTAATGATTTTCCATTCTTTAATGTTCTTTTAGTAACCATGTCACGAGCCACTGTCTCATGCTGGAAGCCTTTAAACATTTCTCCACTAAACAATTTAAGGTAAAGTGCTCTAGCGTCACCTGCACTGTTTGACTGACCTTGACGAGTCAGCTGTGCTGGATTCACATTCGATTGATGATCGAATGAACCGGGATAAGCCATTTATCTTTAAAATGTAAGGGTATATATTGTCGTTCCTAACGTTAGAATGTTGTCAGTCTTATTTGGTCTAGCGTGAGACTGCACGCTTTGTGGTCTGTTTCCCACCGTCGCT